CGACCCGTTGCAACACCCCCATCCAAGGAGCTGGTGCAGCAGTCCTCAAACTTACTCTCGGCAAATTGTGGCCGCTACTCCACGCCGACGGGGAAGACGTGGTGCGTTTGGCCGGCGTGGTGCATGACGAGATCATCCTGCTCGTAAAGGAAGAACACGCAGATGTTTGGGCGCTCCAGCTGCAAACCGTGATGGAGGAAGCTGAAGCTCGTTGGTTGGGTGATATTCCGCCCCTGGCCGAAGCTAAGGTCGGGGATAGCTGGCAAGAGGCCAAGTGATCCAGGAGGATTTTGAGTACCGCGTTCGGATGCACACGCGTCACGGCGGTACTCATGATCTTTTTATTACAGCTCCAGATGCTTTCTCCGCGCGGATGAAGGCACTGGAGCTTTGTCCTGAGCATCGGCCCCAGTCGGTCATGCGAGTCTCAGATCTAGTCTCATGAGTCCAGCCCGCACGGGAAGAGAGTTGGTGCTCGAATGGTTGAATCGGGAAATTCGTGCGGCGAAGACGGCGGATTTGCATCGGGCTGCGGCGTTTTTGCAGTGGGCGCGGGATGTAAGGAAGGGGTGTGCCAAGCAGAGGGGTGGGGCGCGGGTGGCACAGTCCAATGCTTGGCGGAAGCGCGTGGATGACGATGTGCGGTGGTAGGACTACTGTGTCGCATTGTGCTACTGTGTAGCAGAGTAGACCGCAGCACATGCCGCTGAACCACGGAAACAAGTATTACTGCCAGCTGCTTCTGGACCCGCACCGCTACAAGCTGGCGGAGCAGCTTGCGATGGGCGAAGGGAAGAAAGTGACGGCGTTATTGCGCGACATGGTTTATGCCGCGCTGGAGAAAGCGTTGCCGGCGTCTGAGTACAAGGCGGCCCAGGCAGCGGATGAAGCGGCCTGGCGCGAGTCGGTCAAGCGGCGGGTTGAGGGACGGATGCGTTCCAAGCAAGACGGGAAGGTGTCAGAAACTGACGCATGAGACTCAGTTGTGTTTCGTGATATACCGACAGCTGGAGCCCACAGCCTTTAGACTTACACAGTAGTCACTTAAGAGAAATGACGCGCTATGTCGTCATGGTCGAGGATCGCTGGGTTACGGCGGTTTACGACTCTGGTAAAGGAATCAGTTTCACCCGATCCAAGGAGGACGCATCCTCGTGGGTTACATACGAGCGGGCTGTCGCTGCGGCGAGAACTGTTGCTCAGTCTTGTAACTGCGATGCTGCTGTGCATTGCGTTGATGAACCCGCCTATCCCCAATCATGGAAGTAGTGCCATTCCAGGAACAGCAGGACCCCGAACTGAGGCTCGGTGAGGGTCGCTCCCGCACCAGCTCAGATAAAGCTCAGCTGTTCGAGCTGAAAATTTGGTTGCCGGGTCAAGGTGCCATGCGGGATCTGGTGCGGGCGGAGTCGCTCCAGCAGGCGATTGAGTTTGCGCAAAACCGCTACCCGAATTGCAAGGTGGAGGTGCCGACGACGGCGGCGAAAAAACCTAAGCTGGCTCGTGCCAAAAATGGGCCGCGTGAAACGGCCCGTAGGCGTCTCAAACTCGTGGAGAAAAGGAATGAGCCAGCGGATCGCTGACTGGGCACGCCAGTCGTGGGGTGAGGTCATCGTCGACCAAAATCGCGCTGACCTCTTGGATAAGCTCTACTTCTGGGACGGGCGGGACAAAAAAGACCACCCGCTTCACGCCACCTATACCGGGCTGTATCGCAAGTACACCGCCAACTAGGCGGAGTCGCGGTCCATTCCAAACTGATCGGCCAGGTTATCTGCAGCTTCGCGGAAAGCCCAGGCCGATTTTGTGCGTTCCAGCTGGTGGAGCGTATTCAGGACAAGGGCGGCTTCGAGGAGGCCGCGATAATCCTGTTTGTTGAACAGGCCGACTAACCACTGGTCCGTGGCTGCCTTGTGGAAGCTGGACTCGGGGGTGTGTTCGATGGGGCGCATGGCTAGTTCTTGCGGATTCTGAGGAACCAGCCTGTGTCGTTGCCTTCGATGAGCCAGCGAGGCAGCCAGTTCTTTCTGGAGTAGGCGATGCCGGCTCCACCCTTATTGCTCACATAACCACCGTTCACCAGATCCGCTTCTCCGAATGGATCGTTGTGGATGAAGTGTGTTGGCGTATATCCCACCACTACGGACCAGTGGCCTGTTCCACTTGGGTCAGATACCGGTCCTCGATGTAGCCAGCCAACGGGAACTGGATGGCCGTTGGCGATTTCGGTCTCTAAGTCCTCAACTGTGCCATCCATCTCGAAGGTGGCGGTCAGTCCCAGTGCTTTGAGGGCTGCAATTTGTGCTTTGGGGTCAGTGGTGTCGCCGAAACGAGCGCGTAGAGCGTTGTACTCATAGTCTCCGTTTACTTTGCCGTAGTAGCGGGCCACCATCGCGCAGCTGGAGCTAAAGCATTGACGCCAGCCTTTGGGACCGTCATCCGACCCAAGCTGGTATTCGTAAGGGACTTTCAGTAGTTTCTGGTTTGGTGGAACGACAGGTTTGGCTCCTGCGTGTTGCTCCATCAGCTGGATTAGTTTGCCTGGATAATTGGGATCTGTTGCGTATTTTTCTTTGTACAACCACTTGGCAGCTTCCTCTCGGGTTGCGGCGTTGTTGCATCCTTTGTAGTTCTTGTAGTCCTTGTACCAGTGGTCTACTAGGTAGATGACGCAGGAAAGTAGATCGGGAAAGTCGATGAAGCTATCGGTGATCGTGACCCACTGGCCGTTAATAAATTCTTGTGTTTTCTTGTCGCTGCCTTCGCCTTTGAGGCCGAAAAAGTTGTTTCTGCCTGAAACAAGTTTTCCATAGTTGGATTCCAGTGCCCATTGGGCGGCTACGAGTTCTGGAAATTTTGCGCCAGCGACGCGGGCGGCTTCCAAGATGCCTTCCCAGCTGTTGGGAAACTGGGTTTGTTTGCCGGCAACGCTCCAGGTTTTGAACCAGCCTTGGTCTCGGCCCAAGATATGGGGGTTGGCCTTATTGATCGCTTGCTCCAGCTCGGTGACGGCCGCCATCTGGTGGGGCAGTCCCTTGTAAAAGCGGAACAGATCGCTAAGACGGATCTTGTTGGTTGCCATCGGACCAAGGGGCGTGGATGCTCATGGCGCCGCCCAGAAGGCGGCTGTCGCCGGTTTGGAGCTGTTCATCAATTTCGTGGTGAACGATCACAGGAGGTGGATCGGTCGGTTGTGTTGCGTGCCAGTCCGCTTCAGCCTTGTCGAGCTTGCCGGGGAGTAGTAGCTCAAACCACCACTCCCGTACAGCTTGCTCCCAAGTTTTGCCTAGAGCTTTTTTCCTTTGATGGCGCGGAGGGCGTGGAAGACCAGCTGGATGATGCTGTTGTCCTTCAGCGGGGACAAAGCGATCAGCTCGGAAGCTGCCGCTACGCAAATCCAGAAGGCTGGATGCTGGATGAAGTCCATGGGAAATAGGAACCCTGCAGGAAGTTTAGCTGTACTAGAGAAGAGTTCCGGCGCACGTAATAGTCTCTGCCGCTACATTCCAGGTAGCTACTGCTTGGTATGGACCATCGCATTGAAGATGGCGAATACTTAAACAAGAAGGAAGCAAAAGCAAGATTTAGGCAATCAATCCTTAACCACTGGAATAACTCGTGCGCTTATTGCGGGGTAGACCTGGGGCGATCTGCCACCTTGGATCATGTGCACCCGAAATTTCGTGGTGGCCATACGCACCAGCAGAATTTAGTGGCCTGCTGTTTTGCGTGCAATATCTCGAAGTCGGCTGAGGATTGGCTGGAGTGGTACAGGGACCAGCCGTTTTGGGAGCCGCATCGGGAGGATGCGATTATTGCTTGGATTACGGATGGGCTTGTTGCTTAGGGTCCCAGGCCATGCCTTCCAGGTACATCATTGCGATGTAGTGGTCCTCGGCGTAGCGGCAGATGCTGCCTTTGCAGGCGCGGTAGTACAGCTCGCCGCGTTCGTTCTCAAGCTGGTCGAGGCTGTAGCCGTTGCCGTAGTCAGTGGAGTGGACGACGCTCATTAGTTTCTCGCTTCCAGTTTTGTTACACGTTGCTCAACTGTATTTAAGCGTGTGAAGGTTTCTTTTCGGTCTTCTTTGATGTCTGTGTGGAGTACTTCAAGTTGCGTGGCGATGTGTTCCACGGCACTGGTGAGGCGGATTACTGCATCGCGTGCTTCATCGCTACGCCGGCTGAAGCCCATTGCGCCCATTGCCGCCACGGAAATTGATGCGCCAGCGATGGCGGCTACAACTTCAATCATGGCGACAATAGCTACCTAAATAGGCTAGCGCCCTTGACCGACAAGTTTTTTCTTGCCGCGACGACGTGGGCGGCTGTGCTGTCCGTAACCCTGTCTAGTTGTCTTGGGGCGACCGGCTTGATGATCCAGTCGCCCTGTGCCTGTTTTGGCTTTTACCGCCATCAGTTATCACCGGGCTTAGGTGGCCACTGCACGTTCCAGGGGAAGCCTTCCTGTTGTGGCACCATGCGAAGGGTTTCGCGGTAGAGCGCCCAGGCACCTTTGCCATCAGGATCGAGCGGGCTGTCTTCCAGCTGGGTCCAGTCGCATTCGGCTAAACGGCGGTTGCGATCCTCGCGGACAGCTTTGCCCTGCTCGGCATCTTTGGCGAAACAGTACGCCTCATACTGCTCAGCAGCGGTGTGTACCACGCCTTGATCATCGGTGTAGTCCTGGAAGACAGGACCGGCGATGTAGTGCGTGAACCACTGACCGTTCACCTCCACCACGCCGTCACGTTGGCTGTACTGGTAGGGCGGGACGACAGTGGCTTGGGGGCCTTCCAGCACGGGGTCGTAGCCGAAATCGCTGATGATCTCAGCGGTCAACTGCGGCGGGAAGCTGGTGTTGGGGTTGGAGCGGCGAAACTCGTCTTCAGTGATGACGGCGCCGGTGGTGCGGTTGCGGAGTTCCATGGTG